GATTGAGCATATGAAACAATTACTATCTAAATACTTAAAAGATGCCTTTTTAAGAGCGTATAAACTAGATAAATAATCTTTTGAAAGGAGAAAAGATTGGTAAGCCTTGTAAAGAAAAATGACTCTACAGCAGTTGATAAAAAAGGAAATGGTTGGTTTAGAGGAAAAACAAAAGAGGCACATTGTTTTTGGGTAACTTGTGAATCTTGTCAAAAAAGAACTCAATACTTCTGGTTCATCTGACCGAATGTAGATGAACATACAATCTGTGAAAACTGCATAGAATGGACTGAAAAATGAAATTATACGTAAAGAAAAGAATTCCTGTTCCTGGTAAACAATGGTTTAAGGTGGGCGACCATAAAGAAGTGTATGATTATCTTATCATGGTAGAACATCAAGGTAATGAATACTATTGTTCCCAATGTGGTAAGCCTTTTAATGAACATGGTTGGGTTGCTACTTTAGAAGGTGGTCATATTGTCTGTCCTGGTGATTGGATTATGACAGGAGTTAAAGGAGAACATTGGCCTGTTAAACCAGATATTTTTGAAGAAACTTACGAAGAATATCACGAAAACGATTGGTTGGCATAATGAGAATTGATTTTTTGCACCCTGTATTTCGTTATGGTGAAGATACTTTTTCTAGGTGGAACAGCACAGTTAGGCGCGGAGAAAGAAATATTGCTATCGAAGAAAAAGTAGAACTTTATGAAACTGGAAGTGATACTCCTTTAGCAAAAGGAGTAGTAACTAACACTATAGTTACACAACTATCTACTGTTTATTTGTTTCCACAACTAATTGAGTATCAGCACGATGAAGAAACACAGAAATTTAGTGGTCTTATGAAAGCTATGGACAGGGCTTATCCAGGAATTTTACCTTCGGAGAAAGTTACAATCATCTATTTTTTATTGGAGGAATAATGCAGTATGAACTTCGTCCTGATTGGGATGAATATTTTATTGATTTAGCGGTTCTTGTATCTAGTAGGTCTACTTGTTTAAGAAAAAAACATGGGGCTGTTATAGTTAAAGATAATCAAATACTTAGTACTGGTTACAATGGGGTTCCTACAGGAATATCTCACTGTAAAACTTGCTATAGAATAGAACACAGTATTCCTCATGGAACTATGTATGAACTTTGTAGGTCTGTTCATGCAGAAGCAAATGCGATTACTCAGGCTGCGAAACATGGTATTGCAGTAGAGGGAGCTGTCATATATATAACTGGAATTCCTTGTATAATGTGTACTAGATTAATTATTAATGCGGGAATTAAAGAAGTAATAACTGCCTTTGATAAAGATGCAAAACAATTTACTTCTTCATTAGAACTTTTAAAAGAAGCTGGAATTCCAATTAGAAAGGTAGAATAATAATGGTGTGCCCTAGATGTGGAAAATCAAAATTTAATACTTTAACAATTTGCCGATATAAGAATAGAGTACCTGTAAATAAATGCTTAATATGTGGATTTATGTGGATTGAAGACTCTAATTTGAAGTTATTAGCTAAGGATATATCTAAGAAAATGTTTATAAATGAATTGAGGAACCTAGGAAAAAATGACCAAAGAGAAAACGGTAGTTAAATTACCATCTTCAGTAGAAGAAAAAATAATAGATAAGGTAGTAGACCTTTCTCAATATATAGGAGAAATAACTTTCTATCCTTATCAGTTGCCGTTTGCTCGTAGACTTACTGAAAGTATTATCACAAATGAAGGAGCTACTCTTTCTGCTCTTTTTAGTAGACAATGTATTACTGAAAACTCATTTATAATGGACCGTAACGGTAATGTTACCCAAATTAAAAACCATCCTGATGCTTGGAAAGCAAAAGAGTCTTCAGACAGTATTTATGAAATTAAAACTTTTGGTGGTCATGTAATTTATTGCACAGAAGAGCATCCAATTTTTACAGAAAATGGTTGGACTCCTGCTCAATGTGTTGAAAAAGGTATGAAAGTAGTAGTATTAGACCAATGGGATAGATTTGGTGATGGTGTTATACAATATAACAATAAATCTTTTACTATCAATGATGATTTAGCAGAACTTGTTGGGTGGCTTACTGCTAACATAAAAGGAGAAGAAGATGTAGAAATAGTTATTGGTCATACTAGAGTAAAAGAATTACTTAATAAATACTTTCCTGGCACAAAAGTACTTTCTACTAAATCTAAAATAATAGTTACTCTTACTGGTAAGCTTAAACTTTTCTTGAAAAATATTATTAAATATTCTAAAGAAGGTATCCCTTATGCCCTAAATAATTTTACAAAGCAACAACTAATTTTGTTTTTTTATCCACTATTTTTAACTAATGGTAAAATTTATAGAAAAATTAATTCTATAAAAATAGTATTAAAAGATAATAGTAGACCTAGACTTTTATTCTATAAAGAGCATTTAAATAAATTAGGCTTACATGGTAATCAAGAAGTATGGATAGGTCAAAATTTATCTTTTCAATGTGCAACAAACTATGATAGATTCAAAGAACTTTTTTCTGACTATCTTCCAACAAATTATTTTGTACCCTATTTCAAAAATAGAGAACGCAAGCTAAAAACTTTTGTTGGAGAAGATGGAGAAATATTAAAATATTCAAAAGTACACTCTGTAAAAAAAATAGAAGATTGGCCTTATCCTGTTTGGGATATTAATGTTCCAGATAAAGGATGGTTTTTAACTTCTGGTATTAAAGTACATAATAGTGGTAAGTGTCTTGCTAAAGGTACTGAAGTAGTTATGTATGATGGTACTTTTAAAAAAGTAGAAGATATTTGTGTTGGAGATAAACTATTAACTCCTGATTCTAAGCCAGTTAAAGTAACTTCCACAGTAAATGGCAAAGATACTATGTACAAAATATCTCCTATTATGAAAAACCAACAAGATGCTTCTTATACGGTGAATTCTGCACATATTCTTTCTTTATACAATATTAAAACAAAACAAATAGAGGATATTAATGTTCTTGACTATATTAATAGTCCAAACAAGGTAAATTACAGAGGAATTCGTGCCGTAGCTTATTTTCCTAAAAGAAAAACCTATATTGCTCCGTATTTTTTGGGCTTATGGCTAGGTGATGGAGACTCTAGAGATACACGCATTACTAATGTAGATAAAGAGATTGTTGACTACCTTTATGAGTATGCCGCAAATTTGAATATGAAGATTTCTACTTACTCTTATTCTAATAGAACTCCTTCTTATTCTATTACTAGTAAAGAAGATTCTACACGAAGCTATAGTAATCAACACAGAGTTAATATAATTAGAAAAGAAATGGAGCATTTAAATCTGTTTGGAAATAAACATATACCAGAAGATTATTTATGTAACTCATATGAAAATAGAATGCAGCTATTAGCAGGATTAATTGATAGTGATGGGTCACTTGATAAACATCAAGTACGTTATGAAATTTCTTGCTCAAATAATATCTTATGTGAACAAATAGTTCGTTTAGCTAGGTCATTAGGTTTTCAAGTTACCCTCTCTAAAAGGGTTACTTCCTGCAACAAAAAAGATTTTGTTTCTAATAGAATAGTTATATATGGAGAGATTTGGAAAATTCCTGTTCGTGTGGCAAGAAAAAAAGCTCCTAAAGGAAACATAAAAAAGAATCCTCTTTTGTATAAAATAAAAGTAGAAGAAGTTGGATTAGGAGAATATTATGGTTTTACATTAGATAACAAAGAGAAAAGATTTTTACTTAAAGATTTTACAATTACTCACAACACACAAATTGTTGCAATGATAACTGCCGCACTTATGATAATACTTCCTACATTAGCTGATAAATACCCAGAAAACTTTTCTATTTTTCAAAAAGGTTTTTGGGCAGGTTGTTTCGGTCCTGTAGGAGAACAAGCAGTAACAATGTTTGATAGGATTTATGAAGTATTTACTACAGATAGTTGCAAACAATTATTTATAGAAGAACTAAAAATGCCAATTCCTTCTAGGGGTGGAGCAAGAGGAAACTTAATAAGGCTACAAAATAAATCTTTTGTAAGATATATGTCTGGTAGTAAACGAGCTAAAGTTGAATCTAAAACATACCATCTTATAATTCTTGATGAGTGTCAAGACATAGACTCATTTAAAATCCGTAAATGCTTTGCTGAAGGTACAGAAGTGTGGCTACCAAACGGCAACATTGTTCCTGTTGAGCAAGTAGTAAAAGAAAAGCTAGATGTTATTACACCAGATGGGCCTAAAACTCCTACCGAGTGGTATGATAACGGTGTTCAAGACGTGTGGAAGATTACCACTAATAAAGGAAAGACAATAGAAGTTACAGAAAACCATAGATTCCTTGTCCGTAGAAGAATAGGTAATAGACAAGCAAAAATAGACATACTTAAAAACATAAAGGTTGGTGATGCTATTGCTGCACCATTAGAAGTTCCTTACTTTGGAAATAAATGGACTTATAAAGAAGGATTACTAACGGGCCTTATGCTTGGGGATGGTTGTTTTACTGGTGGTCAACCGCTTTTTTGTGGTTTTAGCTCTGTTATTGATAAGTTAGAGAAGCTTTTATTACATGATTGCTCGCTTACAAAGCAAGAACCTAAAGAAAGTGGTCTTATTTCCTGTGGAATTCGAGGAAATGGTACAGGAAATCATGTAACAGCTTTTTTCAAAGAGTTAGGTCTTTGGGGACATAAAGGAGACACAAAATTTATTCCTGCTGGTGGTTCAAAAGAATTTCTTAGAGGCATTATAGAAGGGCTTATTGAAACTGATGGTTGTGTTCAAGCGAATGAAATATCTTTTGCAAATATTTCTGAAAAACTTGTTAGAGATTTACAAAATAATCTCCTTAGATTTGGTATTCATACTTTTATTACCTCTCATATAAATAATGGGAATTTTGGCAATAAACCAAAAAGACTCTGGGTATTACATATAAAAGACTCTGCCTCTATTATTAAATTTGCTAGTAATTTTAAACTTATAACAAAGCAAAATAAACTTAATATTTTAGCAGAAAAAAAGAAAACTAAAACACCAAGATTGCAAGCTAAAGACAAAAGACGAAGCAATGATTCTAGGTTTGTGTTTGAAAAAGTAAATAATATAGAATATATTGGGAAGAAAAATACATACTGCTTAACAGTAGAAACTAATTTACTAGTTGCTAACGGATTAATGCCTGGGCAGTCGATTAATCCAATGGGCGCTGCTGTAAATGCTACAACAGTAGCC